TGTGTATTGCTGTATAACTTGCATTGCAACTTGACCACCATTTGGTCTAGCAGGCATTTCGATACCTGCAAATATCTTAGCTAAGTCATCGGTAATATCTTGTTGCATCTTCTGTGCAGCTTGCTTACCTTCTTGTAAAATACTATCTGCCATGACAGGGTCTATAGAATTAGCAACTACCTCAAGCAATGAATCCATATTGATTCTGCCAGAGCGGTCTAACTGAGTAAGCGATACTAATGAGTTTAGTTTTTTCTCTTGTGTTTCCCTATCTGTATTTAATACATCATAGGATACAACAATGTCATAATCCTCGTTAGCATCTCCCTTTGAAAACTTCATTGGGTCTGGGCTACCTGTTACTTTAAAGAATACTTCATCTGGCCCAAATCTTTGGAAGCACTTCCAAGTTGTACTTAGAACTTCTGCAGCGTGATTTAAGAACTTGTCAATTAAGAATTGTCTACGTACAGGTGCTAAAGGGTTTTCTACATCAAGTCCAACTAAAGCATCGGCTTGTTCTTCTAATGTACGCTCGATTTCAATAGAGCCAGTAGGCGGTGGTGGCGTAGGAGCAAAGTCCAAGTCACCTTTTCTTCTATATGGAATCATTCTTCCAGGTCCCCAATCTGTTGGAGCTTGTCCAACGGGGTGTAATATCGGTGGCAATGTAGCCAAAGAGTTTCTATCAATACGAGAATCTCTCTCTACCTTTACTTGATTCTGTATACCACGCAAAATATCTGGTATAGTCATTGTGTCGTAAAGTCTTTTAGAATCTTCCGATAGTTTAGTTACAATAACTGGATAATCTTCATATCCATTTAGTAATTCAAACTTAGCAAACGCAGGGCTTTCATCACCTCCGCTGTAATCTTTATGAAAGACTGTACAGTAAATACCTTCTGAACCATCTTCTTCATCAAATAATCTTTGATAACCATAAACGATTTCAATTAAATCATCTGATTCATAGATAGTGTCACTTACATTGTTTGACCTTCTGCCTTCTTGTTCGTTCTCAATAGAATTAATATTGATACCTCTGTATCGTTCTATCATTACGTCTACAAAATCTTGGTCCCAACCGTCTGTTACTACCTTGTTCTCAAGTTCCTGTGCTGTGTAGTAAGTACGCCAAAAACAATATGGCGCTCTTTGTGGGTCTGTTACATAGCTAGGAAAGAAAAAGTCTCCATCGGGTGCAAGTGTTTTTACTTCTGGAGCATCTACTTGTCTTCTTACTGTAGGTAACTCTGCTTTACCTGTGCTTCTTAAGTCAGAAATAGCTTTGTTGGCTCTCTCTGTGTTTACACCTGGGAATGCAGCAATCAACAGATTAGCTACATTTTCAGTATCAGTTTCATCTGCTATAGATTCCGCTACCTCTGGTGCTATTGAAGCTATTTGATTTAGGTCTAGCTCTTGTAAAAACTTTCTATCTTCCCTTTGCCAACCTATATATGTAATTAATATACCTCTTTCTAGTAAATAATTAGCACCTAGTTCCATTTCTTTTTTAAACCTAGGTATGTATCCACTAGAAATCATCCACTTTAGGAAGTTAGATACTACTCTACTTCTAGCAATATCACTTGTTTCTGTAGGAAATGCTCTAACATTTGCTCTTGAAACCGCTGACATGAACATAGCTACTAGTCTAGTTATACGTTCATCAATAACATGGGACTCAATATCCGATGCACCTTCCCAAGGAAAAGCATCTGCACCGTGCTTACGGTGGTCGCGGCTTTTCCCCGCCCACCAGTTCCTCCTGTCATCATAACTGCTTCGGCATAAATCGAAATAATATTCTAGGTCGGCAATTGTTTTACTGTATGCCCAACGCAAAGTATTGACATCGGGTGTTTTACTTACGTATGTAAGAGATTTAGCGGTCTCGGTATTTTCCATTTCGGCAAATTATAACATATTAATCAAGACTAGGAGGCTCGACCCATTTAAATTTAGGTTCTGCTCCGCTGTTGTCTACTTCTATATAAACATACTTGCCAACCCCATTCGGGCCTTGAAGCCTTCTCGGCATGAGCAAAGGTACTTTACGTAGCATTTCTTTTATGTATACAAACGAGAATCTTTGATTCGGTGCAACAGACAATACCTTAGCTCTGTACTTTTGCGGTACAGGTATATAGGTATCCATTATGTCTTGTCCTCTTTCATCAATCCAAGTATTCTTGCCACGGCCTGTGACCATATCTTCTTCAAGATGCAATGAAGATATTTCTAATGCTTTTTCAAAAGAAATCCCCATGTCATCAGCTATATCTTTTAGTTTTCGTTTAGGCATTAATATCCTCCTTTAGCTTTGCGGGTTGTAGTTAAATTGCGTCCGTCTACGTGGTCGGGGCCTTCGCCTCCGTTAGCCATCCGTAAATATCTTAGGACATCAAAAAAGTCTTTTAGTGCTTCGTCTGCTTTACCCCTAGAGTTGTAGTTAATGATGCTGTCTATGAGGTTGCCGCAGTCTTTGTGAATATAGCACAAGGGTCTATTGGCATTATCTATTTCTACATCGGGATTATAATTAAACCAATCGTCTAGGGCAGAAATACCCATGTCTTCACCTCTGCCGTCCGATGGCACGAAATCCATGCCGTAGTCGCTGAATGTAGTAAACAAGTCATCATTGTTCTCATTCTCCCTAGCGAAATACCTAGAGTCACCTATTCGCTCAAATACTTTGATGCCTAGGTCGGATTCTATGTCTCTGAATAACTCTACATATCCTTCAACATTATATCCAATCTTTTTAGATGCTGGTCCATGTCTCCATTTTGGGTCGCCAAAAACAGCCCACTCTCCGTATGAGCCTCTATCGGGCCATTCCCTGGAAATAAAGACTCGTCCTTCTTTATCAACTGCAGCCCATATCGCAGTATAGTTTCTTGCTCCTGCGGGGTCGACCACACAATAATTAGTAAATCGTTGTCTATCTTTAATATTTGGGAAGGTGTGTCCATATTTATTGGGAGTTTCTGATAATACATTAACTTCGGTATTAAACAATGGCAATAGGCTAGTCATTGATTTGACTGGCACGCCATATGCTCTTACCATAATTTCTTCTTCTGGTCTGCCCTTAAGGTCTTTGGCTATACGCTCATAACCACCAAAGGGGTTTTCATCGGAATGTAAATAAATAATACTCGCATCTCTCTCGGTGCTATACTGCTTAACTGGCAATGCTCTATTTAATAACTTCGCTTCTCGTGTTTCTAATGTTTCTGCTCCTCGTAGGTACTCATTTATAAATGGTGTGTACCCATCAATAGGCGTAAAGCCTATCAGTAACTTAGAATTTCGGGTCGCAAGACGGAATCGCAAGGTGTTCACTAGGGTCGCATCGCCAAGGTATTCGTCAAGCCAAGCTCCTATGTTAGTGCCTTCGGGCTTCTTGAAGCCGAACTCAAAACCTTCCAAGATGGTCTGATTGTTACTGAACTGCGTATATGTCTTAAAGTCTACCCTAGTCTTGGTGTCTGGGAAGATAAAGCTCTGCCCCGTAAATCCATTCTGCATAGAGTAATTGATGTAACCCTCTGTACTCTTAGTCTTTCGTCTGAACTCCTTGGGCATCATATCCCAAACAGCCTTCTGTTGAATCTTGATACTTGTATCTATATTCTGTGAAAAACATATAACGTGTCCATTCTGGTTCTCTGTAACCGCCTTCATCAGCAATTTTGCACAACCTGTGGTCTTACCACTACGGTTTCCTCCAAGCACCAGGCACTCATTGTACTCATCCAAACCTTCGTACATTCTCTCCCAACCCGCCAAATCAAAGCCGTGCCGTATAGGGTCTTCTTCAGAAGCTCGGATTCGCCCTTCGTGTGCATCATATAAAGCCTTTAACAACTGAGTATCGTGTTCGCCAAGAGCAACTATCTCTTCGTCTGTAGGCGGCTTGATTATCGGATGCGGTGTAAAGCTAAGTTCCATCCTCTTCGCCCTCCGACTCTGCTTCTTCCCATATAAACTCTATATCATCTTTGTTCATTTCAGCTAAGGTCTCTCGGCAGAGAGTCTTACCTATGTAATAATTAGTGTAATCATATGCTAATGAAGCTTCGTCATCTATAACGAGTATCGCCCAATTAGGAAAATGTTCAGATAAGATAGCCTTTGCCTTAGCAAACGCTTCTTCTTCTTGCGGATTCATGTCACCCTTCGGCATCTATTACCTCACCTTCTATTACTTTGATTCTTTCCTTTGCCTTTCTTATAGTCTCTTCGTAATCTTCCTGCGTTACTACATTCCTGCTTTCTGTAATAGAACTAGCCTCGCCTCTGGCGGTCAAAGCTTGACGCGCGGAATTAGCCTTGGCTATACTTATCTCCTTAATGTCCCTAGGTGTAGGCTCATATTCTCCAGTATGTATCTTTTCTCTTACACTTTCTATCAAATCCTCTTCTAAACTCTCCAAATTTACATAGCTTCTAGCAGATAACTGACCACCAAGCTCCCGAAATGCACTCTTGTAGTCCGCATAATCTACCAATGTATTGATGATTGTACCTCGGTCAAAGCCATATTTGCGTATCATTGCCGTCTGAGACACCCCAATAGCGTGCAAATACAGTATCTTAGCCACCTTTTCGGGCTTACTTCTGCTCAAACTTTTGATTTTAGCAAGCTCTTTTCCCTCAACAACTTGCGAAATTGCCTGTTCTATCTCTGCCTGTAACTCTGCTTCTACACTCATGTTGCAAATTTGTAAGATGGATGTGACAAAATTGTAACACCTATACCAAACAATAACCAAACAATAGTATAAGAGGGCTTTACTTGTCAAGCCCCATAGGGCATCTAAATTTTTAAGGGGGTGTTTATATATAATATATACGAACGCTAGGCAGAAATTAGACCCCCGCCCCCCTCGCGCTAAACCACGCGCACGCACGGGCGTTAAGCCGCGCGTAGAATCGGGCGATGCGTTATAGGCCAGGTCCATTTTCTAACGATATTGAGATTGGTTTTTTTCTGTTTACGGCAAACGGGTTTTGCGGTGTGCTTTGAGTTGCATTTGCTTGCATTGCTTTGCATGGGTTTGCAAGGGTTTGCAATTCGTTTAAAAGAATTATTTTAAAGTTTTTTGAAAAAAAGCTTGCATTGTTTCAAATTATCGACCAGTTTTTGAAAATTATTAACCAATTAAATAAAAAAATTATGGAAAAAAAAGAAATAAAAGATAAAGCATTAGACGCTCTTTTCCTGCTAAACACCAGAGGTAAAGGCAATAAAGATAAAGCAATAGAATTAATTAATCAAATATACATAAATCTATAAACAAAATGAATATTGAAATAGAAATAAAAAACCATTACGGCAATCAGTTGCATTATGCTACAGATAGAGACATAGCAATTGTTTTAAGCCGACTTACTGGTCGCAAGACTTTGACACTAGACGACATTTCAAACTTGAAAAAGCTAGGCTTTACTTTTTCAGTTTTTCAACCTACAATCTAAACCAAATAAAAAATTAAATCATTAAACAATAAATCAAAATGAAAATAAATAAATTCAAAAATATTGACAAAGAAAACCCTAACTACTGGAAAAGTGGCTTTAAAAGTCATAATCCTAAGGTTTGCGACCCTTTGGCTTATTCGCTTGCGAAAAACCTTTTAAACTATGGTTTTGAGGCTTCTAATGGGGCTTACGGCAATGACTCAACACACCGAATAGACTTTGATTATAAAGGCTTAGAAGTTACTTGCTTTTTACCTAATTCGGATAAATTAGAATCAAATGACGATGAAATGTTTGACTCTTATTCATGGTCGATAGAAGGCAACGATATTAGCCTTTTTTCTTATGATAACGGAAAAGGGTTTTTTAAAACAGAACAAGCTTTAATCGACACGCTTTTAAATGCGTTGCAATCGATAGATAGAAGAATTTATTTAAAAGAACACTCTTTTGCATGCGACACGATAAGCCGTTTTCAAGAAGCCTTTTGTTTGTCAAATAATATGAGATTTGATGAAGCTGAATCTATTGAAGAATTCATAACAAAGCATAAAGACAAAATGCAATCTTGCGAACTTTACCTTGCGGATTCTTTGGCTAATTACTGGAATAGTAAACTTTCTTAAAATAAATATTAATCATTAAACCACAAATCAAAATGAAATTAAAAACACTAGCAAACAATCAAACAATCGTTGAGTTACCAAACGGAATTGAATTATTCTTCTCTTATCAAACACCAGTTGCGGGGCGTGATTCTCACGGCTACTTTAAGACAAGCCGTTACTATTCAAGAACCACTACAAGGCATTTAAACGCCTATTTAGACGGAAGAAACGCAAGGGAAATGAGTCAAAGCACGATTGACGGAATCTCAATAAACAAACTGTAAAAGCTATGAGAAATAATAAAAATAAAAATGTTATAATCTTTGACTATAACGACCCTTACTCAATCCAAAAAGCCGAAAGGAAAAAGAACTGGTTTGAGAATAACGGCTACAAACAAAGATTCACACAAAACATAGGTTTTGATAAATGGAAACTTGTCTATGAAGAAATAGCTTAAAGATTCATTGAAGCCTTCCAGTATTGGCAAGGCTTCTCTTGAGTTTTTACTCTTAAACAATAACTATTAAACCATAAATAAAAATGAATAATTATATTATAAATACACACGCTATAAAAAAAGCCTTAATTGACGACTACGGAAGCGACATTGCCGAAAACTTAAAGCTTGTTAGAAACCCTTTTAATAAGCAATTACTAGAAGTTCAAACGCTTAACGGCACGACTTTAGAAACATACTTTCAAATACCTAAATTGGGTTGGATAAAACAATAACTAAAACTATAAATTAAAATGACTTTAAAAGAAGTAAGAACCTGCTTGAAAGCATTGGAAAAAATAGAAGCAAAAACAACTTGCAAATCTATTAAAAAAAACATTGCTAAAATACAAGAAATTTTAATCAATGAAGAAGAAACTGAAATTCAATTCAAATAAATAAAACTACAAATCAAAATGAGAATAACATTAAAAGACTTAGAGTCAAAAATTGACTACTT